TACCTGATCGCCTAACAAATGCATTGAAACGCACTGTTAGGACATTCATAGGATACCATACAATAGGTGGGAAACCTCAATCACTTATAACATGGCAGGGATCGCCCTCTAAGAGGGCCCCTACATATATACGTGAACCTGTTATACAATCAGATAAGATTCTTTATGAGCTTATGCTCACAAATAATCAATCCGTATGGAACCATATCAAGCACTATTATGATGAGATTTATTCTCACATTTTTAGTGGAATCAATATACATGAGTTTATCGACTCGTGTCACTATGATGACATTGATAGGGGACCTATGTACGCAGGTGAGGTTCATTTCCTTCAGGAACCTGGTTACAAGTTGAGAAGCATTGCTTCTCCTTACCGATTATTCCAGATGGCTTCCGAGCCATTAAAGAATAAACTTGGTAAGATTGTATCCAATCTTGAATGGGATTGTACCCACAATCAAGAAAAGGCACACCCGGTTATACAGGAATTACTCAAAAACGGAGAAACAGTCTACTCTGTAGATCTGTCATCTGCTACTGATTATTTTCCTCTTAACCTCCAAATGACTGTATTAGAACAGATATTTGGGAAGAATAATCCTTATATCAGTCTCTTTGAGGAAATCTCAAAAAGTGACTGGCATTCGGATGTTGGTGATATCCGTTGGAACAAAGGTCAACCTTTAGGGTTTAACCCAAGTTTCTTCGCATTCACGTTAACTCATGGTCTATTACTTCAAACCCTTTTGGGTAGAAAGAAATGGAATCATGAATTCTTCGTAGTAGGGGATGATGTCATAATTACAAACAGGAAACTGTTTGTTAAATATGTATCTACCCTTAAACTATTGGGGTGCCCCTATTCAACTGACAAGACCTTAATCTCCAACAAACTTGCTGAGTTTGCTGGGAAGGTTATTACATCAGATCTTGTACTTCCACAATTGAAGTGGAGAGACATCTCTGATGATAATTTCCTTGATCTTGCTCGTTTTATAGGACGGAAGATACGGCTCCTGCTCACTAAGAAGCAGAATGTTGTCTTGGATGTGTTTTCACACATTCCTGATTTCATTCATCCAATGGGACTAAATTGGTCCTATCCTGGCTCTAATATAGAGTCAATGATAGCCAATGGCCTTTCATTGTGCTTCAAAGAGAGGGTGTTGAACTCCCTCACGGGTCTAAGTGCAA